GGCAGAGGCTTCGTCTTAACCGTGACGTCGGAGTTATATGTCATTCCTTAGGATGAGACTATCGGTCGTCTCCCAACTACCACGAACACTTCGGTTGAAACCCAGGTTGGTCGAACCGCAACGGGCCCTTCCACCTATTAGGATTAGTTTGTGCTTCGATATGCCAAAACTTGGATAACCAGTCTTGGTTCCGAAGATCAGGGTTGGTAACAACCAGAGTGAACACGTCGTTATAACGACAAACATACTTGTCCCAACATTCGCGCCAGACCTCAGGGAAAGAAAATGGATAAACTATACCCCCGAAATCCTTTTTAGCACGCAGGAGAGCCTCAGTTGCGATCTGCTCTTCAACACTTATGTTATAAAGTCGGGCCACAAGGACCCGAGTATTGATTGGGACATCACGGATTGGCAACTCCAAACCGCGGATTATGAGTTCATTCAAGAACCCAAACTTTTCGTGGGTATAGCGATCAGACCAAGCCGTCTGCTTATTCAACATACGAATCAGACGTTTGTGGATCACAGGACTATTCGTCACACGAAGGGCATATAAACCCAACTCTTGCAACACAGGACAACCAGGATATTGATAGACCAAAGAATAACCCTTGGCACGCAGTAGAGCTCTGCGAGTCTTTTCGTCGGCATTAACATACCGACGACCAGTCCATCCAAAATTTGCGACCGCCTCGCGAATATCACAAACTTGGACCATATCATCCTGATCACCCACTATCCCACAAAAAGAGGCTTCATTAAAAGACTCTGTTTGCATCAGCTTACAATTCCACCCCATGTCAGTGTAATCTTGAGTGTTAAAAGACACAGTGACGGGCAGGACTGAGTTGACGCTATCGTCACCTTCGAAAACTGCAGCCTTATCATCGACTTGAAAAAGCTCACACAGGTAATCAAAAATGGCGTAGTTACTGAATCCGTTCCCAGACGAGGTGCACATCTCCCCACTAGCCCTTGTCGCTTCGAAAGATGTAGTAAACCACGGGTAGACAAACCTCTGTCTACCCGCAAGCACCTTACGGATATCAGCCATAAACCACGAACGAATAGGTGCAAACTGCAAGACATAATCGTAAAAAACGAACTCACAGCATTCCATAACGCACCGAATGAAATGTGATTCAAATTTAGAAAAATCAGTACAATTTAACAATTTGAAACGCTCAAATAACTCTTTCATATACTTCGTCCGCTCGGGTAGCGGTATTTTCTTAATAAAAAATTTATGACCAAATAAGATTTCACCAATAGCATGGAACCCGGGACCCACATGGGCCTTCCATCTATCAGTCCGGCTCTTAATCGGCCGGGCAGCCTTCCACTCCGGATAAGTTTCAGACTTAATAAAACACTCACAGTCGAAAATTTTCTGCATCTCTGCAGACTGGTCCGAGACATCAACAAGAGGGACCTTTTCGACTTCACGGAGAATTTTCTCCTTATCGACCACGCGATATGACGTCTTCGGAAGCCACGCGTCCACAGAATAATCATAATCTGCAGGCAACGGTTCAAACTCACGCAGACACAACGCAACAGTATTCTTTTTGAAGTCCCAAAGGAACTCTAAAGTATCCGCACGCTGTTCCACAGTCAGATGTTTTAGATCAATTTCAACATATGACTTGAGCTCAACATAGGCCTCATCACTTAGATGGCTCCTAGTCCATGCAGTGTCCGGGATGACATCACCCCGTGAACTGGTCCATCCACTATATATTGGAGGCATCCCTCGAGGGATGCGACAACCCGTTTGCAAAATAGGGACACGCGCTGCCGCACGGGCAATCTCACCTGCCAAGGCGGTAATCCCATCAGTTGTATCTGGAAACGGGCAAGCAGCACCCGTGCTAACTGGCCCAATATCGGCCCGCATAACCGGGCGACACCAAGACCTATCAATAATGCGATTCCAATTGAGAATGGAGAATCCATTCTTGGGCAAAGGTGGGTCGGGGATCGGGACCTCATCAATTCGATAACCGTATTGAAATACCCGACCCCCTGCATCGGTTTTAAATCACCCAAAATTCCTATCGTGGTGTCAATGGTATCCTTATAAGGCTCGTGATTTTCCGTTATGACACCTGTAAAATTGTGGGCAACATTAGTATTGGCATTAACAAGTTCAGCCAACCTCCGGTGCGCAACTTCAACTGTTTGCAAGCTGTTACACACCCGTGAATTCAGGCATATCTGCAGCAGATCTTTGTTAATGACTCTCTGCCTTTTCAAAAGCGAAAAAGAAGGGAAAGGCACTTGACACAAAACTGCAGCATTCCACAACAATCGTATACAGTCAACCCGATCATAAACATGACTGCCTGAAGGTCTCACAAGATCATTATCATATTTAACATGACGCTGCT